AACTTTAACATACATCTAATGAAAGGATACGCAGGGAGTTTTGGCGGAGTAGTTCGCAAGATATTCAGAAAAATATATATATTATTAATCTTTTTAATTGACAGAAAATAATGGCATTTGCATATAATACAGCAGTAGCAGGAGCAGGAACTGTATCTTGTGCAGGAACTACAACAGTAACAGGTACAGGAACAGCCTTTGCCTTTGGTTTTGGTAGTATTCCAACAGGCTCACAAGCAAGGGTTGGTGGAACTATTACAGTAGGTGCAAATACAAGAACTATTATAGCTATTGCATCAGCTACTTCTTTAACAGTTGATACAGCTTTTCCAACTTTTACAAGTCAAGCTTTTACAGTTCAAACAGGTATTACACAAACTGGAACTGATACAATGAATTTAAGTTTAGGTTCTGCAACAGGTTTCCTAATTACCAATAGGGGAGATTTATTTAGAACTTTTGATTGTAGAGGTTTAGATTTAACTATTAACGGTACTTTAACAGTATCAAGTTCAGTTGCACAATTACGAAACGATGGTAGTTGTAATAATAGATTAACGGTTAACGGTAGTGTTTCAGGTGGAGAGTTAATTTTTAATGGTAGAATATCAACTGCAGGTAATGGTCCTATTCCTTATGCTGGTCTTGATTGGTTAGGTACAAATGGAATGGGTGGAGCAACAGCACTTAATAGCACCAATGCTACTTATCCAGCAAAATTAACAGTAATTGATGCTTGTATTCGTTTTGGTGGTGATTGGTTTACTGTGTCTAGTGGCAACTTTGCACGTATTACAACACAAGGGGATGAATGTTGGATTTTGTGTGCAAAAGGAACAGGTACATCACAAGCTCGTATTAGATTAAACAATACAACACCTGTAATTGATTTACAAGCCACGCAAACTTGGATAGGTACTTGGTTAAATTTTGGAGTGCCTCAAATTAGTTTGAAAGGATTTACACCAATTTTTACAGATGGACCAGAAATTAACCTATCATCTGTATCAGTTGCTACAAGAATTAATATTGAGAATTATGATACAAGATATATTCAATCAGCATATTATCCTGGCTCTCAAATTGTACCTTATGGAGGTGCTTGGATTAGATTTAAAAATAACTTGTTGGGAACTAATATTGTATGGCAAAGTCTAAATGTTGGGGGTGCAAATTTTAATGTTATTGAATATTCAAAACAAATAAAAGCAATTTCAAAAGATGCTTTAGGTAATGTTTTAAATGATGGATATTTCTATTTTCAACCTGTAGGAGCAAATGTAGCAGGAATTAGAGCAAAAGGTGGTACAACAGATATAACTTTTGATTTATCACAAAAAAACATTTTAATTAGTGGAGGTTTTGCTGAAACTGAATTTATTTATGCTTGGGATTATGCCAACTCAACTGGTTTAAAAAGTTTACCTAAATTTTTCTGTAGTGGTCAAACAAAAGGAGCAGAAACACACCCATCTTTTTTAAGTAGATACGGTTACGATAAACAACCTATTACACTTACTTTAAGCGGCAACAATACTTTTGAAGTTTCAGCATCTCACGCTTCATTACCAACTTCGGATAAAGTAATTGCAACAGCACAAGCTATTACAGGTATTGCTTTTAACTTTACTACAAAAGTAATGACTATTACAGGTAATTTAACTTACCAACAAATTTATGATGCTTATCAATATGCTTTAAACCAAACTGCAAATTTATTTCAAGCTGATAATTGCTTAACTGCAAACTCAACTTCTGATTATGTTGGTTGGACTATTAATGTAGGTACTGGAGTAACACTTTCAACAGGTAGCGGAAATTTTACTACATTAAAGGCAAATACAATTACCTTAACAGGAACTGCACAAATTACAGGTATTTATCAAGATAGTACAGGAACCTCAACAGTATTAGAATTAAACCCACCAAGTAACGGATATTCACTTTGTATATTCAAAGCAGATGGTACTACTAAATATTTTGCATCAAATGTAAATGCAGGTAGTTATTACGTTTACTTTGCACCAAGTGAAGCAGGAACGTATTATTTAGCTGCTGAAAAATACGGACAAAAACGCACAGCAGATACTTTAGTATTGAGTGGCGGGAATGTATGGTATAATATTACGGACCAAGAAGATGTAGGTATTACACAAGCTACTTTAGCAACCGTACAAGCGTACACAACTTTAGCGGATACAGCACAAATTTATGATGCTACCGCTAACTTTAGACTTTCTGAAACAGGAATAAAACTAGGTCAATTAGTTGCAAGAGATGGTTTATATTTAGATTTTGGAAATTACAACGTAAAAATCAAAGATGATGCAAGTGCAATCGTAGGCGTAGCGAGTGGAACAATTACTTACAAATCTATTGTAATTAATGAAAGCACAAAGTACAACGCAATGAAAGCGACACCACCTAAAACTATTACTCCAACTGATACAGAAATTATAAACGTATTGATTGAAGATGCAAATGGTGATAGTCAGGTATCAATATTGGGAGGTGATAATTTAGGGTATGAACTTTGGAAAGTAACAACTGCAACTGCAACGGATAATTACGCAACAGGAACGCTATTGACTACATTAGCAACAAATGCTTTACCTTATAGATTTATTGGGATAAGTGGTTTTGATATTGTAGGTAGAGATGTTAGTTCTGGAGTTCGTAGACGTTCAAGTATGTTAAAAGGAACGTATGAACAAGCGTTTTACGTTGGTAACCAAATCCAATTAGCAACTGATGCTCCGCAATTACAAGAAAACAACGATAAGTTAGATGAGTTAATTTTGAAAATAGATACTCAAAAAGACCCATTAACTTTACCACAATTTATAGCACTTAAATAATGAAGAAGTTTTTAATAAAGTGGCTGTTTGGTAAGACCGAGCAGCTACTAAAACTTAAGGAAATTGATTTAGTACATTTTCAAGAGAAATTGGAAGCGTTTGAGTATGAGATAAATTTAAAACGTGAAATAAACGATTTAAAAGCATTATCTTTAATTGAAGATGAAAGTATATTAAAAGATAAAGAAAGTGTCTTAAACACGCTAGAAACTACGTTAAACGATGTAAAAGATAATTTAGATAAAGAATATTTAGAGTTTGAGGACATTAAACAAAAGCATTACGATTTAATTTTAAAACAAAAGCAATCTATTAATAAAAAAAGAAAAGAGTTATCTGATTTAGAAAGTGAAATAGCAAGAGAAAACGAAAATAAAAAACTTGAATTAGATAATTATTTATTAGAAATAGAAAGTAAGAAAGTAGAAAACGCAGAAATTAAGATACGAAATATTGAAACTTCTGAATATTCTGTAGTAACTATAAGAGGAAAAGAAGCTATAATTGATAAGTATGGAAACTTTAAAGGATTTAAATAATGAGTTTATTTGAAAGTGCAAGTTTGGTAGTAACTCCAAACGGAACAAAAGCATCAAAGTTATATGCTATAAAACCAACCGATGGTAGTGGCGATTTAACAGTTACAAGAGCAACAAGTGCTACAAGGGTAAACGCTAACGGAGTAATTGAAACAGTAGCAAGTAACGTACCGAGAATTGATTATAGCGGTGGCGGATGTCCGAGTATATTGGTAGAGGGACAAAGAACGAATTTAGTTTTATATTCTCAACAATTTGATAATGCTTATTGGGGACAATTTTTATGCACAATAACTGCAAATGATGCTATTTCTCCTGATGGAACACAAAACGCTGATAAAATTGTATCTACTTTGGCAAATTCTAATAACGTGGTTTTTAGAAATAATATAACGGGTATTTCGGGTGGTAGTCAAACAATTTCTTTTTTTGCAAAAGCGGGTACTTCATCAACAGCAAGATTACAAATTTTTGATTTAACAAACGTTTTTAGTTCTGAATACAATTTAACAAATGGTACTACTGCAAACACAACTGCTGGAGCTACCGCTACAATTAAATTATATGGTAATGGTTGGTATAGTTGTACTTTAACGGCTACAACTTTGGCTGCTAATCACTTTTTTGATTTTGGAATAAAATCTACTGCTGTAGGTCAATTTGCTTATATATATGGAGCACAATTTGAAAGTTTAGCAAATTACGCTACATCATACATCCCTACAACTACTGCAAGTGTAACTCGTAACGCAGATGTTATTTCTAAAACAGGTATAAGTAGTTTAATAGGACAAACAGAGGGAACTTTATATACAGAAATTAAAGTTAATAAATTAATAGGTGCAGCTTCAAGATATATATTTCACTTATCAGATGGCACAGCAAATAATCGTATTTATATTGCCTTTTCAGGTGCGGCTTCAAATGTATTAAGAGCAAGGATTTTTAACGGTGGTACTTTACAATGTAGTATAAATAGTTCAGCTTTAACAAGCACAGGAACTTATAAATTAGCTATGGCATATAAAAATAATGATATTGTATTTTATGTAAATGGAGTTCAAATAGGAACTGATACAAGTGCGACTATACCAACCTGTAGCAGAGTAGATATAGGTCAAAATTATAATAATGTTGCTCAATTATCAGACAATATTTTGTTATCTACATTATGGAAAACACGTTTAACTAATGCTGAATTAGCAGAATTAACAACTATCTAAAATGTATATATACAAATTAAGATATAACGATAAAGAAACTGCAATAAACGATTTAATTGCAAAGGGTGTAATTGATACAAACGAAAATAACACGTCTATAACGCAAGCAGTTGTAGAATTAGGAATTATTGTTTTAACAAGTGGCACATACGATGAAGATTTTAACGAAATAACAGCACCAACTTACGCAGATGGTTATCATTTTGACGTTATGGTAACACAAGCTATTGATTTCGGTACTGCAAGAGTAACACCCACAAACGTAAAACACGCATTTTTAGGATTTAACACAAACGAATATAACCAAACTAACCAAAACACAAATACAAATGAGTAAATTTTTAAGATTAGATTACAAGGATTTAGCAAAGGGATTATTAATTGCTATTTTAACACCAGCTTTATTGGTTGTTCAACAATCATTATCAGAGGGACATTTAGTTTTTAACTGGAGTAATATTTTGGCTGTATCTTTAGCAGGTGGTTTATCTTATTTAATTAAGAATTTCTTTAGTGGTGCAAAAGATAATACAATGGCAAGGGAAAATTTAGACCCACAATTACCTCAAACACCTAAAAAAATAGGTTAATGAATAACAAGCTAATAGGTTTAATAATAGCATTTTTATACTTTGCAAATTATCATATTTGTAAATTATTTTATAATGGTGATGTTGAATTCTTTTGGTATTTAAAAGTTTCTATTTATTGCCTTATTATTTTATTAGCAATCGAATACAAAAAACAAAGCAATTTCATTGAAAAATTATTTTGTGCAATAATATTTAACGATATTTATGTACTTTTATTTAACAATGAAACAAACTATTCTTTAAATGATATTTTCTTTATAGCGTGGTTTACAGCAATACAATACATTAAATACTTTTACAACCTCTACAAACAATGGTTAAAACACTAATGGAAAACTGGCAAATATTAGCTGGTATAGGTGGCTCAATAATAGCTTTCTTTGGCGGACAAAAAATGAAATCAATAGAAGAAAAAAAAGCGAATAGTGATGCTGTACTATCTATGCAAACAGTTTACGAGAATTTTGTAAAAGATATTGAAAGTAGATATGCTGATATGCGTGACCAAATGCAAGAGGTCAGAATAGAGGTTGTTCAATTAAGAAAAGAAAATAGCGAATTGCGTAAAGAGTTGAGAACTTGGGAACGTAAATACTATGACTTAAAAGCAGAATTTGATAAAATTACAAAATGAGAAATATAAAATACATAGTAATTCATTGTACAGCTTCAAATCCTAATGCAACTAAAGATGCTATTTTAAACTATTGGAAAAATACTTTAAAGTGGAAATCGGTAGGTTATCATAGATTAATTGATGCAAATGGTGTGATACACGAATTAGCAAAGTTTGAAGAAATTACAAATGGAGTAAAAGGTTTTAATTCTGAATCAATTCATTTTAGTTATATTGGTGGAATAGATGAAGCAGGAAAACCAAAAGATACCAGAACATTAAAACAAAAAGAAAGTTTATTATATTTAGTTAAACAAGCTAAAAAACAATTTCCTAATGCTATTGTTCAAGGACATAAAGATTTTAAAGGAGTTGCAAAAGCTTGTCCAAGTTTTGAAGCTAAAAATGAATATAAGAATATATAATAAATATCTTCAACTTTAAAAATACAGAACACTAACTTTTAAATTACGATTTTATGAAATACATATATTTACTTACTTTTATCATTTTAACTTCCTGTGGCTCAAGAAAAGTAGCTATAAACAAAACAGAAAAAGAAGTTGTAACTAATATTGTAGAAAATACAGTAACAAAAGATAGTTCAAACGTAGAAGTTAAATTTGATTACGAATTAAATATTTTTACAGTACAAGCTAAAGATAATTTAAAACCTTTTACATATAATAACAAAACGTATTTTAATGTTGTTTTAAGACACGAAAATAAAAAAGATAATACTACTTATAAAAAACAGAATAATGTTATTAAAAACGAAAGTAAAGTATCAAATATTAAATCTAAAGAAGTAATTAAACAGAAAAATACTGAAAAAGATAATTATAATGTTAAATATTTTGTTTTTTTTATTCTTATTATTTTATTAATTATATATTATATTCTTAAAAAGTACTTAAGGGTTATATAAGTAACATTTTTAAAAACTAAAAAACTTAATAAAATCAATACTTAAACATACAAAGAGGTTTACTTTTAAAATTTATTTAGTAAACTTTTTAATCTTTTTTAGTTGTTTACATATTCCCATTTTTGATATATTTAAATATTCAGCTAACTCAACTTGATTCAAATATGGGTTTATATCTAAAATAGCAATAACTTTATCAATAGTTTTTAAATCTTTGTTTTTTGATATATCGTAAATTCTAACTTCGTTCATTACATTAGTAACCATTTTTTCAAATGTCATTTCGTTTTCTGCATCCATTTTAGAATATTGAACTAACCAATACTTAATAAACTTAATTGCTTTTAAATGCGTTTTAAATGGCTCAATACAATGTATATTCCATTTTCCGTTCATTTTACTATACCACCAGTAATCATAACCATCAAATTTTATTTTGTGATTATTTGGTTTTGATAATTCTTTTATTGTTTCGTTGCTAAACATAATAAAAACTTTTTACAAATATATAATTATTTTATTAACATACTTTGTAAATAACTATTAACTACATTTGTATTAATGAAAGTAAAGCGTTCCACATTAGTAAAGAATTTAGATATTGTATTTAGCCAATACATACGTTTGCGTTATGCAAAAAATGAAATAGCTGAATGTTACACTTGTGGTAAAAAAGACCATTACAAAAAGCAACAGGCAGGTCATTTCGCATCACGTAGACACTATTCAACACGTTGGGAAGAATTAAACGTTCAGGTACAATGTTATTCTTGCAATATAGGTATGCAAGGTTTACAATTTGAATTTGGTAAAAGATTAAATAAAGAATTTGGAAAAGATACTGCGGAAGCATTACTTATAAAATCAAAGCAAACAGTTAAGTTTACAGACGCAGATTTGCAGGATATGATACAACACTACAAAGATAAGTTAAAAGAACTTCTATAATATTTCTAATTGTTTTTATTGTTTTAATTGGGTAGTTTAACGGCTACCCTTTTTTTGGCTAAAAGTTAAATATTTGTTAAAAAATAAAAATACACTTGCTAATTAAAAAATTCACTATATATTTGCTACATAATTAAAAACAATAACAATGAAAGATTTAATCGACTACCAAAGATTTCAGGTTGAAGCATTACAAAAAAAGATTTGCGAACTTGAAAACAAATTAAACGAAGTTAAAGCACACATATTTGAATTATGTGATGAAGATTGCCCAAACGAATACAAAACAATTATTAAACAAAAAACTTACGAATTATGAAAGAATTATCATTACACGAAAAATTAAGCAAAATTCAAGTAGAATTTAAAGCTAACAAATCAAAGTTCAACTCTTTTGGAAAATATAACTTCCGTTCAGCAGAAGATATATTAGAAGCGTTAAAACCATACAACGAAAAATATGGTGTATCTTTTACTATTAACGAAACTCTTATTGGAGTTGAATCATTTGAAAGTAATTTACCACCTATGTTAAAATCAACTGCAACTATTTATGATAATAACGGAATCAATGAAATAAGTGCTACTGCAATAGTAGGAGTAGACTTACAACAAAAAGGTATGCAAACACCTCAAGCATTTGGTTCAGCATCTTCTTATGGTAAAAAATACGCATTGGGTAACTTACTATTAATTGATGACACGCAAGACCCTGATGCAACTAATACACACGGAAAGGATAAGTTTGTTTCTATTAAAGAAGCAACAGCAGTTGAGCAAAAATGGTTAAACGTAAATACACCTGAATTTACAAAAGCTATTGAGTATTTAAAAAGCGGTGGAAGTATTGATGTTATAGAAAAAAAATATAAGTTAGCTGCTAAAACTAAACAAGAACTTTTAAAAGTAAAATAATATGAAAGATTTTTTATATGAAATTTTAGTACCAATATCTGTTATTGCATTATTAATAGTTATAATACCATTAATTGTAGTTTTATCTTTTGCTATAATAAAAGATATGATTAAAAATAGATAAAAAAATGAAAAAAATGAAAAAACTACTTTTATTTACATTAGCTATCGGAATAATGGCTTGTTCAAATGATGAGCAAACTAATGAAGTTAAATACGAAAGGCAAATAGTAAACGGTGAACGAACTTCAAACACAAGGCAAACAAATCAAAATACCGCTTGTGGTGAAATTACCGAAACAGGAACATATCAAAATACTACTTATTACTGGGTTGTAGTTTGTGAATAACGTTTCTCGGCTTTGCTTTGTTGCGGAAAAGTAAGCCAAAAACTTTGAATTAAAAACTAAATTAACAAATACAAACCGAACATTCAGTTAAGCCCGAAACCGCAATAGAGCAAAACCGATGTTAAATGCAGGTTAAATATGAAACTATCAGATTTTGAAAAAGACAAAGTAAAAGATAAAATTGAAATTACAAAACAGCAACAAGCAGAAATTCAAAAAGTTTTTGATTCAAGAATTACACCACACGAAAATCATATTTTATTTGAATTTGATTTAAAGAAAAGAACTATTGAATTAGCAGTTTTTGAACCTGAAATAAAAGAAATTCATTGGAACGATGCTATTAGAGGTAATTTCAAAAAGAAAAACAAAAAAGTAATTAAAAAAGATAATTGCATTTATATTCCATCGCTAAATAAAGAAAATTGTATTAAGATTCTTAAACGTGATTTTGGGATAACTTGCATTTAACTATCGTATAGACGCAGTAATGATTTAAAATAAATAACTTTTATTGCGTTTATACAAAGTTAAATAAAAACTGAATAGCCGACAACAGTAAAAAAAGGTAGGCAAAGTAAAATTAAATATTATGAGTGCAATTATCAATTTAAGTATTAGAGTTGACAAGTTACCAAAAGAGAAGTTTGTAATGGGTAAAGACGGAGCAGTTTACTATAACTGTACGTTAAACATTTACGATGATGCAAACCAACGGGGTCAAAACGTATCTTTAACAGATTCACAAACTAAAGAAGAACGTGATGCTAAAAAGTCTAAAAACTATTTAGGTAACGGAAACGTAGTTTGGACTGATGGAAACATTAAAGCAGTTAAAAAAGAAGGACAACCTCAACAAGCTGCTTTGGTAGATGATAGTTTACCATTCTAAATTAATTGGGTAGTGTAAAAGCTACCCTTTTTTAAATTAAACAATTATGGAAATAACAGATAAGATAACAATAACGAACGAGGATAATATGCTTTTAATGGCACGTTACCCTGATAACTATTTTGATTTAGCTATTGTAGACCCGCCTTATGGAATTGGTTTTGATGGAAATACAACCGTATTAGCAAAAAGTGGAAAGAAAAAAGGATTTGCAATGAAACAAAACCACGAAAAAAAAGGATGGGATAATGAAAGACCAAATGATGAGTATTTTATTGAACTTCAAAGAGTTTCAAAAAATCAAATTATTTGGGGTGGTAATTATTTTGCAGATTTATTAAAACCAAAAAAGGGATGGATATTTTGGGATAAAAAAATTACAAATGCAAACAACCCTAATTTTTCAGATGGAGAACTTGCTTGGACTTCTTTTGATTGTGTATTAAGAAGATTTACTTATGATTGGATAGGGTTTGGATATTTAAATAATCCACAAAAAGAAAAGAAAACACATCCAACTCAAAAACCTGTACAGTTATATTCTTGGTTGCTTAAAACTTACGCCAAAGAAAACGATAAAATACTTGATACACATTTAGGCTCAGGTTCAATAGCAATAGCTTGTCACGATTACGGATTTGAACTAACTGCTTGTGAACTTGACAAAGAATACTACGACAAAGCAATACAAAGAATTAAAAACCACGTATCACAACAAAAGTTATTTTAAATGACAGAACAAGAAACAATCAATAGAATGATGATGCAAGTGCTTGAAGAAGATTGCTACATTAACCCTGAAAAAGAAATAGAATATCCAATACCTGCTTTGTCTTTTGGTGAAAAAGAATACGAAACAAAAGATGGTTATAAAACATATCCAATTCCTATTGGTACTTATGGTAACTTTAGTTTTATTCAAGCACCACCTAAATCAAAAAAAACGTTCTTTATATCGCTTTTAAGCGCAGTTTATATGAAAAATGAGTTACAGGGCTTTGGTGGTAAATTAAGAGGTAACAGGCAAGATAAACACGTTATTCATTTTGACACCGAGCAAGGAAATTTTCACGCTTCAATGGTTTTTAAAAGACCATTACAAATGACAGGTTTAAAAGATGATAAATACCATACTTACGCATTAAGACAATTAGGATTTAAAGAACGAGTTTTATTTATTGAATATATACTTTACGATAAATTAGAAGGCAAAGATATTGGATTAGTTATTATAGATGGTATTGCAGATTTATGTTCCGATGTGAATAGTATAGAACAAGCAAGTGAAGTAGCACAACATTTAATGCGTTGGTCAAAAGAATTGAATTGTCACATAGTGACAGTTATTCACTCAAACTTTGGAACTGATAAACCAACAGGACATTTAGGATCGTTCTTGGAAAAGAAAGCAGAAACACAAATACAATTAGAACTAAATACAGTAAATAAAGAACTTGTTAAAGTAAGTTGTAAAAGAAGTAGAAACGCAAGTTTTGAAGATTTTAACTTTAAAGTAAACAATTTTGGTTTACCGCAAGTTGAAGGTGATTTATATGATATACTAAAAGATATAAAATGTTAATAACTTATTAATAAATTTGAACTATGGAAAATTTAACTATTAAAAATCATTTACAAGCGTTACAAGTTTCAACTGCAAGAATGTTAGTTTACAATTCTGATAACCCTGAATTATTATCTTACTTTAAAGATGTTACTTTTAAGCTACAAATGATTGAGGAATTATTACAGGTTGATTCTGTTTTAGATTGGCAAAGTATTGAGAACGCATATAAATCAATTTTAAAGCAGGATAATGAGTTAACTGATGTTGATATTAGAATAAGTTTAAAACCTGCAATAGAACAAAAGGTAGCAAAGATAACTGCTAAACTTTATTAGTTATGAAAGTAACAGATAAAATAAAAATTACTAATGAGGATAATATGGAATTGATGAAACGTTATCCTGATAACTATTTTGATTTAGCTATTGTAGACCCACCTTATGGGATTGGAGCAGACAAAGCTCAAAATAATGGAGGCGAACAATTTGGTTATAAAAAATATAAAGACAGTGACTGGGATAGTTGTATACCAACTGCAGAATATTTTAAAGAACTTAAACGAGTTTCTAAAAATCAAATTATATGGGGAGGTAATTATATGACTGAACATTTACAACCATCAATGGGTTGGATAATTTGGGATAAAGGACAAAGAGATTTTTCTTTAGCAGATGGTGAAATGGCTTGGACTTCTTTTAATAAAGCTATGAGAATATTTGAATTTAGTAGAGCAAGTTGTATAAAATCAAATAATACAGCAATAGAGAAATTCCATCCAACTGCCAAACCTTTTGAACTTTACAAATGGATATTAGATAAATATGCAAAAGAAAACGACAAAATACTCGACACACATTTAGGAAGTGGAAGTATAGCAATAGCTTGTCACGATTACAGATTTAATTTAACAGCTTGTGAATTGGATAAAGAGTATTACGATAAAGCAATACAAAGAATAATAAACCACACTAACCAAACTAAATTATTTTAATATGATATACATTCTTTTATTTTTTTCTTTAATATTATTTTTGTTAGCTATTACTTTAGTATGGTCACATAGAACGGGCAAAGATATACAGATAGCATCTATTAAGGGTTTTATGTTTGGTTGTTTATACGATGTAGAAGAAGTTGATGGCGAAAAATGGCACACGTTGCAGATATTAGTAGGAATATTAAGCATAAACATATTATGGGAAACAAATCAATATTAGAACGGGTTGCAGTTTATCATAAAGACTGGGTAGAACTCGCTGGAGTGTTTGATAAAGAATGGGCAGAGGATATTGTTCAAGAATTTTATTTGCTTTTACACAAATACAACGTAACAGATGAGCAAATGTTCACCAATGGTAAAGTTAACAGAGGATATTGTTTTATCATAATAAGAAACATACATTTTCAGCTTCATAACATTAGGAAAAGAATTGACAAATGTGAACTGAATGATGAAATTTATAACTTAATAGATGACTATTCAGAAGAAAAAGAAAACGAATGGAACGACTTCAGGATAAAAGCAGAGCAAGAAGTTAACAGTTGGGAATGGTACGATAAAAAGCTATTTACTTTATATAGGGATAATAAAACCTCAATAAGAAAATTAGCAAAAGAAACCGGAATAAGTTTTGTATCTATATTCCACACGTTAAAAGCTAATAAGCAAAAACTAAAAAGATTATTACAAGACGATTACGATAACTTAAAACTTTAACATTATGGCAAGAGGTAGAAAACCAAAAGGATTAGGCGACACAATAGAAAGTGTTACAAAAGCAACAGGAATTAAAAAAGTAGTTGATGCTATTTCAGAAGCTACAGGAATAGATTGTGGCTGCGATGGTAGAAAGGAATTACTAAATAAGATATTTCCTTACAAGCAAACAGAATGTTTAAACGATGCAGATAAAGAATATTTAACAAATTTCTTTGCAACTACAAATGAGCAGTTAACGATTAAACAACAAGCAAGTATTACTGAAATTTATAAAAATGTATTTAATCAACACATAAATCCATCAAATTGTGGTTCGTGTTGGCGAGATAAGATAAACGAATTAAAACAAGTTTACGACGCACAGAATGATTAATTGGAATGAGCAGGATTTATTCCTTTGGTTGCAAGAAAACATTTATAAAGACTTGGTTAAATCAAAAAACCAAATGTCAAGATGGGATTGCTATTCACCTAAATACAAACATCGTATAGAATTAAAATGCAGAACAAGACATTTTAACGAAATGCTTTTAGAAAAAAAGAAATACGATGCTATGTTACAGGAATGCGAGAAACATTTAGATATACCTATTTATGTTAACTCAACACCCAAAGGAATATATATCTGGAATTTATTAAAGATAGAACCAATTTGGGAAACTAATAATAAGAATCCTGCTACAACACATTTTTATAACACACAAAGAATAGAAAAAGAAGTAACATATTTAACAATACAAAACGAAAACATAATAAAACAATGAACTCAATACAATTAGAATATTTAAAACAAGTAATACTTTCGCAGTTACTATTAGAATGCAACGAGAATTTACGCTTTACAGTGCAATACAAGCAACAAATTAAGAATAGAATAAACTTGCTTAACAAGGATTTAGAAAGTGTCGTAAATAAAGAATATGCAAGTGTATATAAAACCGACCCTGAAATGACTACAAACATTTTAAACAAGATAGAAAGTTTAGTTACTAAATTAACAACCTCAACTTTAGATGAGTTAATTATGATTGATGCAGTTATTGAAAAATACAACGAGAACAAAGAATGGTTTAAAGAATATTCAGAGGCAGAATTTTTAAAGATTGATTAATATGGAAACACATAATTTAAGCAAACATCCACTCTACAGAACGTGGAATAATATGACTCAAAGAGCCAATAAACATAAAAGATATATTGGTATATTTGTTTGTGATGAATGGTTAAGTTTTATTAATTTTTATAATTGGTCAATTGCTAATAATTGGGAACTTGGTTTAGAAATAGATAGAATTGATAATTTAAAAGGTTATTCTCCTGACAATTGTAAATGGTCAACAAGACAACAACAAACAAGAAATACAAGTAGAAATAGATATTTCGAATATAACAATGAAAAATTATTGTTAGTTGAATTGTGTGAAAAGTATAATATAAATAGAAATACTTTTAATAAAAGATTAAGGCTTGGTTGGACTATTGATAAAATAATTGAAACTCCAAAGATAGATTCAAAAAATCGTATGTTAGGAACTAAATTAACACAAGAAACAAAAGATAAAATAAGAGAAAAGTTAAAAGGAAATAATAATAGAATAAAAAATTATGAGCAAAATAACACCACTACATTATAATAATGGTAAGAACTATGACTTAATAGATGTAGCTTACGATTATAATTTAAATTTTTCAAGGTTTAATGTTCTAAAATATATTTGTAGAGCAGGTAAAAAAGATAATGAACTTGATGACTTGCGTAAAGCATTAAACTATTTACAGCGTGAAATAGAACACCACGAGAAACTTCAGGAACAATGGATAGAAAATCAAAAATAGAGGTAACAAGTTTTGAACACTATATTATAGAAATAGATGGTGTTAAACATATAAGGTATGTAATGAAGTCTATTGTAGATGGTGAAGATATACAATGTAATTTACAAGAAGTTTATAAAGGCTACCCAATAACAAAAGAGGGTTTACTTGAAAGGGCAAGGGAAGGAATGATAAAAGAAAGATACAGGTAAGTTAACGCTTACCTTTTTTTTTGTTAATTATTTGTTAATATGTTAATAAGTAAAAAATAATTATTATATTTGCTAAACAATTTAAAACAAAACAATATGAAAACATTTAGAGTATTTTACTGGCGAGAAACAGGAAACGATTGTATCGACTTTGAACAAGACATTATGGCTTATAACTTTGATGAAGCATTTACAAAGTTTAGAGAAGAAAAAAGATTAGTAAAAATTAGAGCAATAGAACAAATATTTTAATTAAGATATGGAAATTATATTAAACATAATAGGTGCATTTTTAATTTGGATTTGCGTAGATTTTAAAAGACATAAAGAATCTGAAATAAAACCTCTTTCAAAAGATTGGTGGATTGTTTTTGCTATGATTATTGTAGCTATCGTTTTATTACAAATAGAAATTTAAAATAAACATTATGAAAACAGAAATAATAAAAGAATTAGAAAACCTTATACAATTAAGCAAGGATTTAGACAATGTATATATGAAGAATAAACTTCATAACATTAAAGAACTTCTACTAAAAGAATGGAACGAATCAGATTTATATTACGACCAGATTAGAGAAGTATTAAGAGAAGAAGAAACATTTAACAATTTAAACGCAATAACAATAAGATAATATGAAACAAACAGCAGTAGAATGGTTGGTTAGTCAACTAAATAAAAAAGGATTTGCTCAAGTAGTAACAGATGAAGAAATTCAACAAGCCAAAGAAATGGAAAAGCAAGAAAAATTAGAATGCTTTATTGAAGGGTACAAACAAAGAGCAAAAAGAAGTAATTTAATTTTTGATAATGCTTCAAGAATGTATGCAACTACTTTATTTAACGAAACATTTAACAAATAAGATATGACACTAAAAGAAAAGTTTTTAGAATTAGCATTTGCTAAAATATCAAGCGAAGAATTAAGAGATGAATGTGTAAAAATAGCAGACGATTACGCTATTGAGTTTGCGAATTGGGTTATTGACACAGATGACAAACCTGTAGGACAATTTACAATAACAGAACTATTAGAAATATTTAAAAAAGAAAAAGGATTATGATAACAACATTTGATAACAAACAATGGACTAAAGAAGAACTATTAGCTGAAATGCACGATGATAGTTTTTACTATGGATATTTAGGACAAAACGCTTTAAGTAGTTCAAGTATTAAAACATTAATTAATTCACCTAAAACGTATTATTTTACAACTAAATACGGAAGTGGTGAAACTCAAGCCTTGCGTGATGGTAAATTATTCCATACAATGATATTAGAACCTGAAAAGTTAGATGATATTATATTTGTAGATGCAGCAACAAAAGCATCAAAGGAATATAAACTCGCAAAAGAAACAGGAAAAGAGGTTTACACTAAAACTGAAAAGAAAGCTGCTGAACGTTTATGCGATGCGTTATTAAGAAATGAAGCAGTAAAAGAATACTTAACCAATGCAGAATTTGAAATGCCACAAATAGCAATGATTGATGGAATACCTATAAGAGCAAAAGCAGATATATTAAAAGGTAATACTATTATAGATTTAAAAACCACAACAGGTATTAAAGACTTTAGATATTCAGCAGACAAATATTCTTACGATTTACAAGCGTGGTTATATCGTGAAATGTTTGGAGTAGATAACTTTATATTTATAGCTATTGACAAAGGCAGTTTAGATATTGCTATCTTTGAATGTAGCGATGAATTTTACGAGAAAGGCAAACAAAAGTTTGAGCAAGGTGTAAGTAATTATAAATACTTTTTTCAAACAGAAGGAGTAGACCTTGACCAATATGTATTAAGAGGAGTATTGTAATATAATTTAAAATGGAAATAGTAACTAAAGACGAAGCGTTTGCAATGACACTTTACGATATTGCACAAGGTGAATCGTTAGAAGGTATGCGACTTATTTTAAAAGACTATGAAGAACGTGAGCAGTTTGAAATTTGTGCCGGTATACATTTAGCAATAGAGGTATCATACTTTTTAACACTTACTGCAGTTATAGATAAATTTAACCCAAAAGAATTAGAATTAACATTTGATGAATTATGAAACCAAAAGAAAAAGCAATAGAGTTATTTGATAAATATGATAATATTCTATATAAAGAATATAATAATTTAGAAGCCAAACAATGTGCATTAATAGCAGTTGAATTTGCAAGAGAATTTATTACAGGTGATTTAAGTGAATCATTTGATAAAACAATGTACTTATTTGAAATAAAACAAGAAATAGAAAAATTATGATAATAGAAAAAATAAAACAAGAAACAGGAATTGATGTTACATTAAAAGGTAGGAAAAGAGAACAAGTAGAAATGAAAACATTAGCATCGTTTCTATTTAGACAAAAAGGATATTCTTTAACACAAATAGGAAAAGAATTAAACTTAACACACGCTACTATAATACACCACTTAAAAATATATGAAAGTGTAAAATACTATAACCCAAAAATACAAGAGTTACAAAACACTATAATAGGAACAAAACCTGATTTATTTGTTGAATCATTACAAAAAACAAATCAACTAAAAGACCAAGAGATTAACAAACTAAAAGAAACTATAAAACAATTACAACCAAACAAAGATATTAACCGCTTATTAGCAATATTAGACAACGAGGATATAAAAGAAAAGTTTGAAGCATTTTTAAATATTAACGAAAAAGCAAGATATTATAAAAAATATGAATCTATTTAGGAAACCTAAAATAAAGTATTATTATGAAAATAAGTGAACACATTGTATCAAACGAAAATGGTACAGAATATTTTGATATTTTTTTTAGAATATCAAATCCAAGAGATATAACTTTAGAACAATATAAAGAAATTGAAGATTTAATTTATAAAAAGTTATATGATTACGAAAGAAAAGTAACACCAAGGTATAATTCTGATATTGAATTTTAATAAATAAAAAACTAAGATATGAGTAACTTACAGAGAATACAAAGAGTAATGAACTTCTATTATAAAAGAGGTTGCAATAAAGAATCAGTAAATACAATTTATTTAAAAATACTAAAAGAAAAATTTAAATGAAACTACAATTAGAAAATTACGGATACAAATACACTATTGAAACAGAACACCACGATGTTAACCTTGATGAATATTTACAACTGTTTAAAGGTTTATTGATAACAGCAACCTTTAGCGAAAAACAATTTAACAATGCTATTATAGAAATGTCTAACGAAATAGAAGAACAAGATGCCTGATGTAATAATGTGCGATGGACAAGGTTGTGAATTGAAATCAACCTGTTATAGATACAAAGCTGAACCAAATAAATACGGACAAACGTATTTTACAGAAGCACCTATTGAAGATGAACAATGTGATTACTATTGGGAAGTAATTTAACAATAGATAAAATCTATTATTTTTAAATTGATAATAAATTTTTTCAATATGAAAGAGGATAGAAGAAAGTATAACGGTGGACATAAGACTGGTGGTCGTAAATCAAAACTTGAAGAAGTAGCATTGATTGAGAAGTTAACTCCATTAGAGCCATTAGCTTTTGCAGCATTAGAGAAAGGATTGGAACGTGGTGATTTTAAATTCACTCAACTATTCTATAATTACTATGCAGGAAAGCCAAGAGAAACAAAAGATGTTACTTTAACAACTGAACAGCCTATATTTGATTTAAACGATTTAGGCGACATTTAAGCAACGATAATGGAATTTATAGTAACTACTGCATTAAAGAAGTTATTGCGTCTTAAAAAACGTATAAAGGTTGTTAGAGGTGGTACATCTGCTTCTAAAACCTTTTCTATTTTACCTATATTAATAGATAGGGCAATTAAGACACCTGATTTAGAAATTAGTGTAGTATCAGAATCAATACCACATTTGCGTAGAGGTGCGTTAAAAGACTTCTTAAAGATAATGATGGCACTTGGTAGATATAGTGATAACCAATTTAATAAGTCAACTTTAAAATATACATTTGGTAATGGTAGTTATATTGAATTCTTTTCAGTTGACCAGCCAGATAAATTACGTGGTGCAAGACGTAATGTTTTGTATGTTAACGAATGTAACAATGTTGACTTTGATTCTTACTACCAATTAGCTATTCGTACTTCTGGTGAGATATGGTTAGATTATAACCCGAGTAGTTTATTTTGGGTAGATAGAGAATTGTTAAGCCAAGATGATGTAGATTTCATTACTTTAACTTATTTAGATAATGAAGCGTTATCAGATACAATAGTAAAGGAAATTGAATCAGCAAAAGAAAAAGCATTAACCTCAACTTATTGGGCCAATTGGTGGCAAGTATATGGACTTGGTCAAACAGGTTCACTAGAGGGAGTTTGTATTCCTGATTGGCAGGAAATTAACCTACCACCTGAAGCTAGATTATTATGTTATGGTATGGACTGGGGATATTCAAATGACCCTACTTCTTTAATAGCTATGTATAAATATAACGATGCTTATATATTTGATGAATTGATTTACCAAAAAGGGTTACTTAATTCAGATATAAGTAACTTATTAAAAACAAACGATGTTACCGATGTAATATATGCTGATAGTGCTGAACCTAAATCAATAGCCGAGTTAAACAGTTATGGACATAATGTACTACCAGTATCAAAAGGTAGAGATTCAATCGTATATGGGCTTAATTTAATTAATCAAAATAAGATATACATAACATCAAGAAGTAAGAACTTAATCAATGAACTTCAAAACTATATTTGGATGGTTGACAAACAAGGTAACAAACTTAATAAACCTATTGATGCTTATAACCACGCAATAGATGCTATGCGTTACGCCATTACTTCGCAATTAGAAAACCCACACAAAGGAAACTATTATATTTACTAAAAGTAAATGATGGAAAAAACTTGACAAATGACATACGGACAAATAATAGCTACAATAGAATGTTATATCTATTTAACAACAAATCAAAACGTATTAATAGCTATGCCGAGAAATGTAGGTGAGATAAAGAAAATGAAAGCTATGTATGAGGTTGCTAAATTAAACGTAGCTTATATGTATCAGATTTAAAAAGTTAAATATTTGTTAATTTTTTTATAATTAGTTTGCAGGTTAAAATAATTGTGTAATTTTACAGCATAAAACAAATTAATTATGAGAACAATAGCAGGAGTAGTATCAGCATCAGTTGCAATGTTAACTGAAAATCATTTAGTACAAATATCATTTTGCTTATTAACCTTTTATCTTATTTACCGTGAACTTAAAAGCGATAAAGAATTGTCTGAATAACGGAATAACTATTTATCCAATAGTTGTAAACGATATTTACTTTGAGGGTAAAAGAAAAAAGAATTACGTTAAAATAGAAATCAACGTAAATGGTGCAAAGAAAATAGGAAACGATAAATACAAACAGGATGAAACACTTACAGAAAAGATACACGAGTTGTATGAGGTATTAAATTTAAAATTAGTTTAGAGTTAGTTAATATAAATTGGGTGGAAATCGGTAGTCAGAAATGGCTACCTTTTTTTGTTTTATACAATTAGCATTTTAATTAATTTTTAAAATAAAATATGAAAGTAGATATTAATATCCCTGATTCTTTAAATGAAATTACATTACTTCAATATCAAAAGTTCCACAAACTTATAAAAGATAACGATGCTAGTGATTTCGTTAATCAGAAAACTATTGAAATATTTTGCAATATAGATTTAAAAGACGTTGCTAAAATTAAAGTAACCGATGTTAACGAAATATTAGAACACCTAAATAAAATACTACAACAAAGAACACCATTAAAAAATACTTTTAAATTATCAGGAGTTGAGTTTGGTTTTATTCCTAAATTAGAAGATATAACTTCTGGTGAATATATTGATTTAGAAAACTATTTAAGTGATGTTGACACACTGCATCAAGCAATGGCTGTTTTATACAGACCAATTAAATCAAAGACAAAAGACTTATACACTATCCACGAATACGAATCAAGCTATCAATATGCAGATGCTTTAAAGTATATGCCTTTAGATATTGCATTAGGTTCTATGCTTTTTTTTTGGACTTTGCTCAACGATTGCGTGAACGCTTTGAGCCATTATATACAGAGCGAAGTGGAACAGTCGGAACAAGCGAAGCAGGTTTTGGAAAAAAATGGGGTTGGTATCAATCAATCTATGCAGCAGCTCAGGGAAATATTCTCAAATTTGATGCCGTTACAAAACTACCAATTACAGCATTAATGACTTGGTTAATGTTTGAAAAAGAAAAAACAGAAATAGAAATTAAAAACCTAAAAAGAAATGGTATATAGAATTATAAAAGAAATTAAAGATGCGTTATTATTAGAACCATTTGTAAATACAGTAACAGAGGGTGATATATTTGAGGTCGATTTAAACAAGCAAACAATGTTTCCTTTGACACATATTATTATTAATAGTGCTACGCATCAGGGTAACGTAATATCGTTTAATATAACGCTTTTAATGATGGATATAATCAATCAAAAAGATGACAGCAATAAAATAGATATTTGGAACACACAATTACTTTTAGGCACAAGGGTTTTAAATAAATTAAATGCTGGTAATATTGCGGATGATTTTTGGGAGTTAACAGGTAACCCTACATTTGAGCCATTTACAGAACGTTTTGAGAATGATTTAGCAGGTTGGGCTATTACGTTTGATATATTAGTTAGAAACGATATTTCTATATGCTAAATGGATACACAACAAACATATAAATACTTAAACGATTTTGCTAAATATGTTATTCAGCAGAGTAGAAGTAATTTAACAAAGGGTGGTAAAAACGTAGATAAGAAACTTTATAATAGTTTAGATAAAGAAATACAAGTTGGTGCTAATAGTTTTCGTATAGCTTTCTTAATGGAAAATTATGGTAACTTTCAGGATAAGGGAGTTAGTGGAACACAAAAGAAATACAATACACCTTTTAGTTATAAAACTAAACGACCACCTATAAAACCAATTACAGATTGGGTAACTAAAAAAAGGTTTCAATTTAGGAACAGAGAAACAGGAAAGTTTATGTCTTATAAATCTACTGCTTATTTAATTGCTGGTGGTATTTTAAAGAATGGAATTAAACCAAGTTTGTTTTTTACCAAACCATTTGAAGCAGCTTTTAAACGTTTACCTGATGAATTAGTTGAGGCATACGGTTTAGATGTAGAACAATTTTTACAATATACAATTAATAAGAAATGAAAAAGATATTTATAAGAAGTCCGTATTTTATACAAATAGATGAGGCAGGACAAACAGGTGCAAAGATAGAAATATTTTTATGGAATAAAGGAACTACCGAGCCTACAACTGCAACTTATACTTTAACTAAAAACATAGCAAGTGAAACACAAACTTTAATAGCTTGGAATGTAGCAAACTATGCAAAGGAATATATTAAACCTATTGCACCTGTAACTGTTTCAGTACCAACAGAGGAAAATGTTAACTGCTGGTGTTATATGAAAATAAAAAGATATAAGATAGTAGCTGGTGTTGAAACGCTTTTAAATACTGAAACTTTTGTTTGCTTAAATGGTTACACTCAATATTCAAGTGGTTATAATCAAAGTACAAGTGCTAATGTTGTGCCTTTGGTAAATACAAATATAAAACTAACTACATTTTCGGGTTTTAATTATATAAATGTATTTATAGAAGAAAGTAATAATTTCCAATGGCAAGGGCAAGAGGATTACAATTTTACAACTACCGTTCCTACTATGTGGAAACTACCATACGATTACGACCCATATATTTTAAAATATTCTATTGGTACAAATATTTTTACAATTAAAACAGAGCAACTTTGCGAACCTAAATACACACCTATAAATTGTACTTTTATAAATAGATTTGGTGGTTGGCAGTTCCTAACCTTTTTTAAAGCTAATAGCAGTTCAATAGACGTAACTTCTAAAGATTTTAATATGTTACCTAGTTCAATAAATTATAACGTCTTACAAGGGCAAAAAAAGGTATTTAATTCACAAGGTAAACAAAAGATAAAATGTAACACAGGTTGGGTTGATGAGAATTACTTTGAATTAATACAAGATTTACTTTTAAGTGAAACTGTTTTATTGAATAATGTACCCGTAATAGTTAAAAGTCAAAGTTCAGAATACAAAACAAACATTAAAGATAAAAACATTAACTACGAAATAGAATTCGAATATAACTATGGTTTAATTAACGATGTAATATAATGAAAGTAGCTTTATATATATACACAGAAAGTTATGAGAATATTACAAATGTAGTAGTAAACGACTTTAAAACAAGGGTAATTGCTGATAGTGGTACATTTGAATCTTTAGACTGCTGTAAACAAACTATTAATTCTTTAGGTGGTACATTTGGAAACACAACTACTGCAAAACGTATTGAGTTATTTGATGATGAAAAGATTTCTTTAACATCTTCTATTCAAAACATAAACGATATATCAAAAGTATTTACAGACTACTCTCAAAGTTTTACTATTCCTGCAAGTGATACAAATAATGAAATATTTAAACACTGGTACGAAAATAGTTTAGACAATGCTTTTGACCAACGATTAAGATACGATGGTTATATTGAAGTAGATACAGCTACTTTTAGAGTAGGTAGATGGCAGTTAGAATCAGCATCAATAAAAAACAATAGAGTAGAGGATTATAAGATTACTTTTTATGGTAATTTAAAATCATTATCAGATAAATTCAAAGAGGATAAATTAAAAGATATTTCTACTTTGAATGATTATTCTTTTAGCTATACAGGTGCAAATGTTTTAAGCAAGGTTACAAGTAGTACAGCACAAAATGTTATGTTTCCTTTTATAAGTTCAAATAGAATATGGAATGTTGGTACTGGTGCAAGTACAGATAATATAAACACAAATGGACACGCTTTAAATTATAGAGAATTATACCCTGCTGTTAATTTACCTACTATTTTTAATGCTATTGAAAGCCATTATGGTTTAGAATTTAGCGGAACTTTTTTAAGCGATAAAAGATTTACTGATGCTTACATTTGGTTTAAGAATAATGAACAGGCTTTAGTTAATGTTTTAGGAGCACCAAGTAAAGTTAATTTTACTACTTATATTGGCAGTAGTGATTTCTTACAAGTAAATGCTACAAATGATACTATTAAAGTAATTGATTTAATACCTTTTAATTTTGCTGAAATAAAAATTGATTTGACTTTTAATATTGCTACTATTCCATCGATGCAAGTTTATAGAAATGGTAGTTTTATTTTTAGCACTTCAACTATTGGACTTTTACCTCAAACAACTTTCAATTTTAGTTGGGGAATAGGTAACGATAATTTAAACGATGTATATGAGTTCTATATTCAAACTTCTGATACTACAACTTATACAGGTGTTTTAAGACAGCTATGGATAAACGATAACACAAATGAAGAGGTAATATCAGATTTATATAACGTTGCAGGAAACACAACTAACACGTTAAATTTAAACGCACTAGCACCTGATATAAAAGTAACTGATTTTGTTACAGGAATATTAAAGGCTTTTAACCTTACAGCTTTTAGTGAGGATGGAATTAATTTTACAATCGAGCAGTTAGAAAATTGGTATTATTTAGGTGGAATAAAAGATTTTACACAACACACTGTTTCTGATTTTGAATTTAACAGAATTAAACCATATAAGAAAATAGATTTTAAATATCAAAAGTCAGAGAATATTTTAAATAAAAACTTCTTTGATGTTAACCAACGGGAGTATGGTGATTTGAGTTATACTTTTACTAATGATGGTTCTGATTATACAATTCAATTACCATTTGAAAATATAGCTTTTAATAGATTTACTGGCACACAATTTCAAGTAGCTTATGCTGTAAAATCTGATTTAGCAAAGTATATTCCAAAACCTGTTTTATTATATAGATATGGTTTATTACCTGCTAATTATCATTTTAATAATGGTGTAACTTCAACTGGTCAAACTACTTATAATGCTTTTGGACAGGACATAGTAAATTCTGCACAACGATACACAAATAATTTTGGAGTAGAAATAAGTTCATTGGATTTTGTTTTAGTAAATAACAGTTTATTTAATACTTATTATTTAGCTTATTTGACTAATCTTTATTCTTTAAAATCAAGAATGGTAAAAGTTAAAATGCGTTTGCCTTATTTAGAATTATTAAACTTAAAGTTAAACGATAGAATTGTAATCAGAGATAAAAGATATATTATAAACCAATTTACAACTGATTTAACAACGTTTGAAAGTGATTTTGAATTGATACAAGATTTTAGAAGTTTAGATTTTGATAATAGCACTTTTAGAATTTTAAGTAATGCAGTACAAACTATTAAAATAGATAATGTTTCAGTTGAGCCTTTGACTTGGACTATTGATTCAGACCCAAGTAGTCTTATAACTGGTATCTCAAATTTTGATACCTATGTTAATGTAACAATAAAAGCAAATGTTAGTGGTGTAAAACGTTCAGCAGTAATAGAAAGTAATTTAAACGATAGAATAATAATCATACAAAATGCTTAAACTTATAATAGAAATGCTACCGTTGTTAAAGAATGACAGCGAAGCTATTGCAATAGCAAAAGGAAAATATAAAATGCCCGAAAACTTTAAAGAATTAAAACAAACGATAAAATGGCAATTACAAAGACAATAGAAATAGATGTAAATAGTCAGGGTGCTACAAGCGGAATAAATAACATTACTAATTCTATTGAGCAAACTGATAAAGCAACTCAATCTTTAAGAAGTCAATTAAGACAAGCACAAGCAGACGTTGCTGAACTTTCCGAAAAATTTGGTGCTACTTCTAAAGAAGCTATTGAAGCAGCTAAAAGAGCAGGTCAATTAAAAGATGCTATTGGTGATGCAAAAGCGTTAACTGATGCGTTTAATCCTGATGCAAAATTTAGTGCATTAAGTGGTTCGTTAGCAGGTGTTGCAAGTGGTTTTAGTGCGGTTGAGGGTAGTTTAGCTTTAGCAGGTGTACAAAGTGAAAACCTACAAGAAACAATGGTAAGGTTACAGGCTGCTATGGCACTTTCTCAAGGTTTACAAGGTTTAGGTGAAAGTATAGATAGCTTTAAACAAATGGGTGCTGTTGCTAAAAACGCTTTAGCAGGTATTAGAACAGGAATAGCCGCTACTGGTATTGGTGTTTTATTACTTGCATTGGGTGCGGTTGTGGCTTATTGGGATGATATTAAAGAGGCAGTAGGCGGTGTAAGTAGTGAGCAAGAAGATTTAAACAAACTATCTCAAAAGAATTTAGATACAGAAAAAAATAAATTAGATAGCTTTTCTTTGCAAGAAAATTCTTTAAGATTACAAGGAAAATCTGAAAAGGAAATTTTGCAAATGAAAATTAAGCAAACAAATGAAATAATAAAAGCGTCTGAAATTCAAATAGAGCAGTCAATAGCTACCACAAAAGCACAAACTGAAGCAGCAAAAAGGAATCAAGATATTTTAGCAGGAGTTTTAAAGTTTGTTAGTTTACCCTTAACAATGATTTTAAAAACAGTTGATTTAGTAGGTAAAGCATTAGGCAAAGATTTTGGGCTTGAGGAAAAAGTATTTAGCGGTTTAGCTTCATTTGTTTTTGATCCTAAAGAAACACAAGAGCAAGGTGATAAAGTTGTAGCTGAACAAAGAAAAGCATTAGCAAAACTAAAAAGCGATAGGGATGGTTTACAATTATCTGTTAAAAACATAGACAATCAAGCAGCTAAAGATAGCAAAGCAAAAACAAAAGAAAATAACGATAAAGAAATACAAGCAGCTAAAGATAAAGCTGATGCTTTAGAACGTATTAGACAAGGTGAAATTGATACAGAGGCAGAACGTAGAGCAGAACAATTAAGACAAGTACAGGAAGAATATAGATTATTAATTGAAGAAGCTACAAAATATGGTTTAGATACAACCGCATTAAAAGAGGCACAACGTACAAAAGAAAAAGAGTTACAAGATAAGTTTGATGCGGAAGATGCTGAAAAGAAATTAGCAGATGATGAAAAAGCAAAAGCTGATGCTCAAAAATTAGCTGACGATAAAAAAGTAATTGAAGATAAAATAACCGCTGATAAATTAGCTGCGGAAGAAGCAAGAAAAAATATCAATAACATAGCAATAGAATCGGCACAAGGTTTAGTTGCCATATTAGGTGGTTTAGGTGAAAAAAATAAAGGGATTCAAAAAGCTGCTTTATTAGCAAATAGTGCTTTATCTATTGCACAAATTATAGCCAATACAAATGTAGGTTCGTCTAAAGAGGTAGCTACAAAAGGTGTATTTGGTTTAAGTACTTCTGCTGTTTTATATGCTAAAATGGGTATAAGTATTGCATCTGTTTTAGCTGCTACTGCAAAAGGTTTAAAAGGTTTAGGCGGTGGTTCTGCTGGGGGTGGCGGTGGTGATACAGGTGGCGGTGGTGGTGCTCCTGCTGCTGCTCCTCAATTTAATGTAGTAGGCAATAGCGGTGTAAACCAAATTGCTCAAACATTAGGCAGTCAACAACCTGTTCAGGCTTATGTAGTAGCATCAAATGTAACTACTCAACAAAGTTTAGATAGAAACATAGTAACAAACGCTTCACTTGGGTAGTATAAACAAATTTGTTTACATAAAACAATTTAATAAATAATTAATTTTTAAAATAAAATGAATTTAATAGAACTTATTATAGATGAAAAAGATGATTTAAGTGGTGTTGAAGCTATTTCAGTTGTAGAAAATCCTGCTATTGAATCAAACTTTGTAGCACTTAAAACAGAAGAAATAAAACTTGCACAAGTAGATACTGAAAAACGTATTTTAATGGGTGCGGTTTTAATTCCTGAAAAACCAATTTATCGTAGAAATGGTGAAGATGAATATTATATTTATTTTTCAAAAGATACAGTAAATAAAGCAAGTCAATTATTTTTTAAAAATGGTAACCAAAACAACTGGACATTAGAACACGGAAAAGAAATACAAGGTTTAACCGTAGTTGAAAGTTGGATAGTTGAGGATGTAGCAAAAGACAAATCAGCAATCTATAATTTAAGTGTTCCTGTTGGTACTTGGATGGCTTCAGTAAAAGTTGAGAATGATGAAATATGGAATGACTACGTTAAAACAGGAAAAGTAAAAGGACTAAGTTTGGAAGGATATTTTGCCGACAAATTAGAAACTAAAAAAGAATTAAGCAAACAAAATAAAAAAGATGAAATTATTAACCAAATTAAAAAACTTATTTATGAGTCAGAAAACAGAAAGTAAAACAAGTCCAGTAGGTGGTGAACGTGGTTGTTTATGCGACGATGAAACGTATAGCAAAGAATGTTGTAATGGTGAATTATTGCACCAAGGAATTGGTAGAACATCAGAACAATCAAACGCAAGTGTTACAAACACAAACGCACCGAGAACAATAACAAGAGTAAACGGATAACTTATTGTTAAAAATATAACAATAGTTTATAAATTAATTTTAAAGTTAAGAATAATTAAATTAAATATAAATGTCAAACGTAATTACAGAAATCAAAAAGTTGCTGGGTATGGAAATCAAACTCGAGCAAATGGCTTTAGATAATGGTACAATCGTTGAAGCTGAAATCTTTGAAGCAGGACAATCTATTTTTATCGTAAATGGTGAGGATAGAGTGGCTTTGCCAGTTGGGGAATATATGCTTGAAGATGGTATGATTCTAATGGTAGCCGAAGAGGGAATTATTGCTGAAATCAAAGAGGCAGTTGTTGAGGAAGAAGCTCCTGCAGTTGAGGAAGAAGTTGAAGCAACGCAATCAGCACCATCAGCAACACAAGCTACTGTGGCTAAAAAAGTAATTGAAAGCGTAGTAAAAGAATCACATTTTTCACAAGAAGAAGTAGATGCTTTAAAAGCTGAAATCGAAACGCTAAAAACAGAATTAGCAAAACAAGTAGTTGAGGAAAAAGTAGAGTTATCTATTGAGCCTTTAACACACAATCCTGAAGCTAAATCAGAAGTTAAATTGAATTTGTTTTCTCAAAAAAGAGCAAAATCAACTTTTGATAGTGTACTTAACAAAATTTCAAACATTAAATAAATAAAAAAATGCCAACAACAACAAGTATTACAACAACTTATGCTGGAGAGTTTGCTGGGAAATATATTTCTGCAGCTTTATTATCAGCTAATACCATCGAAAACGGTGGTATCGAAGTAAAACCGAATGTAAAATACAAAGAGGTTATTAAAAAAATTGCTACAAATGATTTAGTTAAAAACGCTACTTGTGATTTTGATGCTACTTCTACTGTAACTTTAACAGAAAATGTTTTACAACCGGAGGAATTTCAAATCAATTTACAACTTTGTAAAAAAGATTTCCGTTCAGATTGGGAAGCGATTTCAATGGGATATTCTGCATTTGATAATTTACCTCCAACGTTCCAAGAATTTTTGTTAGCACACGTTGCTGCAAAAGCTGCTCAAAATAATGAAATTTCAATTTGGCGTGGTGTTAATGCTACTGCTGGACAATTTGACGGATTTGTTACTTTAGCTACTGCTGATGCAACTGTAATTGATGTAGCTTCACCTGCTGCTGGTGGTGTAAATGCTGGAAACGTAATTGCCGAAATGGGTAAAGTAGTAGACGCTATTCCTGCTAACTTATATGGTGAAGAAGATTTATATTTATATGTTTCTCAAAGCGTTTACAGAGCGTATGTAAGAGCATTAGGTGGATTTGGTGCATCAGGTTTAGGTGCTGCTGGTTTTGATGCAAAAGGAAACAATCAATCTTTTGGTGATTTAATGTTTGATGGTGTTAAAATTTTCGTTGCAAACGGATTAGCTAACGGTTATATGATGGCTGCTCAAAAATCTAACTTGTATTTTGGTACTGGTTTATTAGCAGACCACAATGAGGTTAAGGTGATTGATATGGCTGACATCGATGGTTCACAAAATGTAAGAATCGTAATGAGATTTACAGCTGGTGTTCAATACGGTTTCGGTTCAGAAATTGTACTTTACACTCCTGCGGCATAATTTTAATGGGAGTTTAACCGCTCCCTTTTTTTTAACTTATAAATATATATACTATGTGTGATTTAACACGTGGAAGATTAGAAGTTTGTAAAGATAGCGTTGGGGGTTTAAAATCTGTTTATTTCGTTAATTACGGTGATGCAACAGGTTACACTTATGACGCTACTAATACCGATGCAATCGATACTGTAACTGGTACTCCTACCGCTTACAAGTATGATTTAAAAGGTGCTTCTACTTTTACACAAAATATAAATAGTTCTCGTGAGAATGGTACAACATTTTTCGAGCAGGTTTTGGAATTGACTTTTAAGAAATTAACTCCTAAAGACCATAAAGAATTAAAATTGATGGCTTATGGTAGACCACAAGTTATTGTAGAGGATAACAACGGTAACTTATTCTATGCTGGTTTAAAGCACGGAATGGATGTTACAGGTGGTACTATCGTAACAGGTGGTGCTTTTGGTGATTTGTCAGGTTATACTTTAACTTTAACAGGAATGGAACAAGTACCTGCTAACTTTATTGATACTACTTTAGTATTAGCTGGATTTACAGTTGTAGCTGGAACATAATTGATGCACTTTTTTTAAATAAGAAAGGGTAGTTTTTTAAGCTACCCTTTTTTTTATTTACAATCACCAAGTTTCGGAACTAAATCAGGATTAGTTGTGTTGTGTGTTTTTTCCCTTTGAATTTGCGTACAATCGTTTATTGTAGTATAAACAGAGTAATAATTCAATGCAGGATTTTGTGGTGTACCTACTACGTTAAAAGTATTAATTTGTACAATTCTATCACAATTACAATCTACTGGTGGAGTTGGATTTGATGTTGTAGGCTCGTCTGCTGAACAGCTAATAAATAATACTGCTAAAAATAATAATGCTAATTTTTTCATAATGTTTTTTTTTAATTATTTGACAAATATATAAAATTCTACAATACAAAAACGCTATTAACAAAACTTTAACATTTTAATTTTTAAAATAAAAAAGAATGATAATCTTAAAACAACAAACTACGCCACACACAATCAACGCTATTTTAGATGGTGGTGCTGGTGATATGATTGTATTGCGAGATGAAGAAACAAATATAACTAAAACTTTATTTGTTGATTTTACAACTAATTCTTATTATTCTACTGCTACAATATTACTACCATTAGTAGATGGAAAAACATATACTATTGAAATATATAAAACTGCAGGAATAGATTTTAAAAACCGAGTTATTGCAGATGGTGGAATATTTGAATCTTATGCTTGTTTTTATTCTGTTTTAGAAAGTTTAGATTATGAAGCTGAAAAGGTTTATAGAGATAAAATATTTTGTACTAATCAAACTATTGCAAATTACACTATAAACAAAGACCAATATATACAGCATACCACAAATAACGAATACACTATTTATGAGTAATATACACATTTTAAGTTTAAGTGCTTACAATTCACCAGTAATTATAGAATCTAAAAATAAAGATTTTGTTGAATATGGTAACGATAATAACTATTTTCAGTATTTAATTGATAGGTTTTTATATTCTAATACTAACCACGCTATTATAACTGGTATAGCTAATATGGTTTATGGTAAAGGAATAGATGCAACTGATTCAAACAGAAAACCAAACGAATACGCTCAAATGATTTCTTTGGTTAAAAAAGATTGTTTAAGAAAAGTAGCTTTAGAACGTAAACTTTTAGGAATGGCTGCTTTACAAATAGGATATGATAAAGGGCAAGTTGCGTTTATTGAGCATTTTCCTATGCACACTTTAAGAGCAGAAAAATGTAACGATAAAGGTGAAATTGAAGCGTGGTATTATCACCCTGATTGGGCAAATTATAAAAAAGGTGATGACTTAAAAAAGATACCTGCTTTTGGATATGGTAGTCAAAAAGATGTTGAGGTATATATTATTAAACCTTATATATCTGGTTATCATTATTACACTCCTATTGATTATTCTGGTGCTTTACCTTATGCAAAGTTAGAGGAAGAAATATCTGATTATTTGATTAATGATGTAATGAATGGTTTTAGTGGTACTAAAGTAATTAACTTTAATAACAATATACCGCCTGAAGAAAAAAGACAAGAGGTTGCAAACGATGTAAAAAGAAAGTTAACAGGATCAAAAGGTGATAAAGTAATTGTATCGTTTAATGCAAGTGTAGAAAATAAAACAACGGTTGATGACATACCTTTGAATGATGCACCGGCACACTATGAATATTTAAGTAAAGAATGTTTTGAGAAATTAATTGTAGGACATAGAGTTACAAGTCCTATGTTATTAGGAATTAGAGATACTGGTGGCGGATTAGGTAACAATTCAAATGAAATTGAAACTGCTACTAGATTAATGGACAATATAGTTATTAGACCTTATCAACTAGAAATTATCGAAGCATTAGACGAAATATTAGCTATTAATGGTATATCATTAAACATATATTTTAAGACTATACAGCCATTAGAATTTATTGACGCTAGTGGTACAAATGCACAAACAAGAGAAGAAGAAACGGGAGTTAAAATGAGTAAAGTTTGTTGTTCTAGTGATGAGGATTTTACAGATGAAGAGGGCACTAAATTACTTGAATCTTTAAATGGTGAGAATATAGATGATGAATGGGAATTAGTAGACAAAAGACAATTTACTGATACAAATACTTCTATTGAGGAATGGGCAAATACAAAAATTAATAAAAAAGAAAGTTTATTAAAAAAATTAGCTGGTGTTATTAAATCAAACCCAAATGCAAAATCTTATTTAGATAAAGATATTTATAAAGTAAGATATGAATATTCTGAAATTAATGGAACTGATAGAAGTAAATCGAGGGATTTTTGTAAGCAAATGATGAGTAGAACTGAAAGTGGTGTTGTTTATAGAAAAGAAGATATAGACCAAGCTAGTTTTTCAGGTGTAAATAATGAGTTTGGACACAATAGACAAAATTATTCTTTATGGTTATATTCTGGCGGTAAATATTGTCATCATTTTTGGAATGAAAATCTTTATAGATTAAAAACTAAAACAGATGGAACACCTTATGCTGATAAATCGTTAGCATCAAGTAATGAGGTTAGTTCTATTGAGGGTTACAATCCTAATCCTAGTGGGTTAACAACAGCACAAACAGCACCAATTAATAGAGCAGGAAGAGGAGAATATCCATCATAAAAACAATTAGAAATGGCATACGCATTATTAATCAGTACAGAAGATATTAAGAAATTCACTATACTAAATGGAAATTTAGACGTAGATGATTTTATACAATATATCAAAATTGCACAAGATATAACTATACAAAACTATTTAGGAACTGAATTATATAATAAGTTTCAAGCATTGATTTTAAATAGTGATATTAATTTAATTGGAAACCTTAAATATAAGACGCTTTTAAACGATTATATTAAGCCTATGCTGATACATTTTGCAATGGTGCAGTATTTACCTTTTGCAGCTTATACAATAGCTAATAAAGGCGTATTTAAGCATACAGCCGAAGCATCAACAAGCGTAGAAAAATCAGAGATAGATTATTTGGTTGAAAAAGAGCGAGACATAGCAGAACATTATACTCAAAGATTTATTGATTATATATGTTTTAACAATTCAGATTTTCCTGAATACAACAGCAACTCTAGTGGTGATATGTACCCTGATACAAACAATTTCTATGGTGGCTGGGTTTTGTAAGAAAAGAAAAAAGGTTGGCAAATATGAAAAGCCAAGAGAAGAAAACAAAAAGAAGTTAGAAATATTCTTAAAAAAGATAGAAAAATGAGTGAATTTTCGGCAGCACAGGTAACCATTAATCAAAATGGAATAAAGGTAAGCGAAACAAATCCTTTGCCAGTAACATTAGCTGCTGGTGGTGCAAGTGGAGCAGCTACTTCAGACAATCAGGTAACAATGATTGCTCAATTAGATGATTTATTAAATGAAACTGAAAATCAAGGTGGTTTTTTAACTGTTATTAGAGATAATTCAACAGATATTTTAGAAGAAATACGAAACGATACTTTAGCTAAAAGATTAACAGTAAGGTTAGACCAAGTTTCAGATACTTTGTTTTATGTAGGTAAAGCGTTAATAGGTAGTTTAGATAGTCAAGATTTGTGGCAAATAGTAAGATACACTCAAACAGGTTCTATCTTAAAAAGCGAATACGCAAATGGTGACGAAACATTTAACCAAGTTTGGAATAATAGAACAACTTTAACATACATCTAATGAAAGGATACGCAGGGAGTTTTGGCGGAGTAGTTCGCAAGATATTCAGAAAAATATATATATTATTAATCTTTTTAATTGACAGAAAATAATGGCATTTGCATTCGATGTAACATCAGGAATACCACGATTAACACAATCGGGAACAGATACAGGATTAGGTGGTATTGCAACAGCAATTACAGCAGTGGCAACAGTTGCAAGGAGTACAGCATATACAACAGCAATGTTAAGAAAACCGCCAACTCCAACAGGCTTTTGGTATAGATGTTCAACTGCTGGAACTTCAGCAGCAACAGCACCCACTTATGGAACTACAGATGGTGGAACTACAACAGATGGTACTTCTGTATGGACTGCATTTAAAGCACCTGATGTACAAACATTAGGAACAACAAACCATTATTATATGCCTGCTATTAGAGTTCAAATTACAGGAACTTTAACCAACGCAAATCCACAACAACAAAACTTCCACTGTTTAGATTTATTTATTTTTGCAGGTAACTTTATAAGTGGTGCTTGGGCAAGTGATGGAGTTACACCACGTTGGGACGGGGTGCATTTTGCAACAACAAGAACCACAACAAGTGGAGCAGACCCAACTGCATTTTTTATTCAAAATAATGGTCAATGTACTTTTATTGGGGGTGAGGTTCAGTGTTCGGGTGGTATAAGTTTTGATGCAGGAACAACTCCAAGAACTTATAAAACAAGATGGAGAAACACTAAAGAATTTGGAGCATCTTCGGCACGTTTTAGAAGTTACACTACAAATGCCATATTTGAAAATGTTGAAATATACGATATAGCTTTTGACTTGTTTAGAATGCCAACGGTTCCGCCAAGTATTAAAGCAATAGGCTCGGAATACGTTTATCAATATGTAGGTGCTGCTTTTGGTGGGGCAGACGCAAAGTTCGCAGCTTCTGCTTTAGAAAACCCTGATGGAACTTACGACTTTGACAATTTTGCAAGTGGTTGGGTTGAACTCTATAATTGTGTTAAAGGTGCAAACTTAAACGTAGTCACACAACACCCAAGTTCAACTTTTTGGGTTAAACACTTAGTGCCTTTATATCAAGATTTAAGAATTACAGCAAAAGATACAAGTGGTGCAGTACTTGAAAACGTAAGATTTAATTGTACAGATACACCTGCAAACAGCCCAACGGTTACTTTTACAACAGCAGGAAATCTAAAAACTTGGGATTTTAGAAACCCTTTCAGTTACGAAACAACTACAAATGCAAGTGGAATAGCTTTATCAACTCCTGCGTTACAGGCTTGGTATTGGGAAGGTTCATTTAAAAAGAATTTAAGATTTCCTTTAAGTACAGCAACGTATCAAGGTAGAGCATACAATTACAAAACAATGAATGTTTCAGTTGTTTTAGGCTCAAATAGCATTCAAGATGTTTCAGCAGGTATGATTTCATTAGATACTGCAACAACGGTTACAGAAACAGTTGCAAGTGCAATAACAGGAATTACCTTAACTCCAAGCGGTGCAACAGGTGGAACTATTACAATTAGTTCAAATAAAGAATACCAAGATATTTGGAATTATTACAGATGGTGGATTTCACAATTTGCAAATAAAACTTCAAATGATACTTGGACTTGTACAGGTGGAACTTTAAACACTCAAAATTGGAATATTGTAGTTAATACAGGAGTAACTTTAACAGCTTCAACTAACATTTCAACTTTAAGAACATTAGGTACAGTTACCTTAAATGGTACTGCAAAAATTACAGGAATTTATCAAGATAGTACAGGAACATCAACAGTATTAGAATTAAACCCACCAAGCAACGGATATTCACTTTGTATATTCAAAGCAGATGGTACTACTAAATACTTTGCATCAAATGTAAATGCGGGTAGTTATTATGTTTACTTTGCACCAAGTGAAGCAGGAACGTATTATTTAGCTGCTGAAAAATACGGACAAAAACGCACAGCAGATACTTTAGTATTGAGTGGCGGGAATGTATGGTATAATATTACGGAC